TTCAAGTCAATCTCTTCCTCAACCAACTGGTGCTGTATGGATTAAAGTAGGCTCTGCTGGTAACGGATTACAACCTGACATGTCTAGATATAATTCAGCAACAGCAAGTTGGATTAACAAACCAGTATTATTAGCAACTAGTGATTGGACAGTTACTTCAACTTTAGATGCTACGGGTGGTCAAGCAATACCTGCAGGTAGTATCTATGCACAGTACACATTTAATGGTGGCTACCTAACAGCTCCGTTATACATGTGGGAACGTGTTGCAACAGGTCCTACTATTGTAGTAGGTAACAATATAGAACCATTGTTTAACACTGGTCCATATTATATGGATGTTTATGTAAGTGTCCCGGGGAGTACAAGTTTAAGTTCTGCTTATAATGTTACAATTCCAGATAACAGCGATGCTACTGATTTTGTAACAGCTTGGGCAGCAGCCGGCATTCCTTATACAACAGCATCAGTAACAACTGAAGGATCTATTCAGTTGGTACATACTGAGGGTGGCGAAATCATTATGGATGACACAGTGAATTCTTCATTCCAAAGTACTGGTATATCAAACGGTGCTATAGTAGAAGCTGGATTTGTAATAAATGCACAACCTAATGTTAAATATGGACCTCGTTGTCAAGCATCATTTACAACTGCACCACAAGCATCAACTTCTGGATCTGGATCAGGTGCTACAATATCTGTTGTATCTATTCCCGGTGTATATTTATTATCAGGTGATGGTGTAACCAGTGGCGGTAGCGGATATGCTTTAGGAGATACTATTACTATTAATGGTGCAAACTTAGGTGGCGCATCCAGTGTTAACGATTTCACTGTAATAGTTACTGCTATTTCAGGTGGCGGCGCAACTGGTCCAGCTACAGCAGTTACATTTAGTGCTGGTGTACCTGCTATTGAATATAGAACTCAACTAAGTAATTGGGTAGAGTTTACATACATCGCAAACGAAGGTGCTCCAACAGTAGCACCAGCTAATAATACAAACTGGTTCTACAGTGTAGTTGATGAAGTTGATATCATGGTTCAAAAAGGTGGTGCTTGGATTGGCTATCGTAATACAGGATATGATACAACAGGTGCTCCGGCAGCCAGTGGTTCAAACACAACTGATCCAAATGGGCCTATCATTTCAGCTTCTGCTCCTACAACTCAAAGTGATGGTACTACTGCTCTATCATACGGCGATCTATGGATTGACACAAGTGATTTAGAAGTGTATCCAGTAATTAGTCGTTGGCAACAAGTTGACGGTGAAGATATATGGGTATTAATCGATAATACTGACCAAACAGGTTCAACAGGTGTTCTATTCCAAGACGCACGTTGGGCAACTAATGGAACAACAAGTGTTATTGATGACCCTATACCAACAATCAAGAGTTTGTTAACAAGCAACTATTTAGATTTAGATGCTCCTAGCCCAAGCTTGTATCCACAAGGTATGATGTTGTTCAACACACGCCGTTCAGGTTATAACGTTAAACAATATCGTTCTAATTATTTCAGCATTCAAAATTTCCCAGGAGAAACACTGCCAACTGAAACGGCAGCATGGGTAACAGTAAGTGGTAATCAAGCAAACGGTAGCCCATATATGGGTCGTAACGCACAACGTGCTATGGTTGTACAAGCATTGCGTTCAGCAATTGATACAAACACAGACATACGTGACGAAGATAACTACTTCAATTTACTAGCTACTCCTAACTATCCAGAACTACAACCTAACATGGTTGTATTGAATGCGGATCGTGGCGAGACAGGTTACATCATTGGTGATACTCCATTAGGATTAGCTGATAGTGCTACTGACATTCAAGCGTGGGCTAACAACACTGCAGGTGCGGCAAGTACAGGTGAAAAAGGTCTAGTAACACGTAATACTTACTTAGGTCTATTCTACCCAAGTGGAATTACAAATGACTTGCAAGGTAACGAAGTTGTTGTTCCGGCATCACATATGATGTTGCGTACATTTTTACGTAATGACACTGTAGCTTATCCGTGGTTAGCGGCAGCAGGTACTCGTCGTGGTAACATTGACAACGCATTAAATATTGGTTACCTAAACCGTACTACTGGTGAATTCCAGCCAATCAAGACACGTTTAGGTATACGTGATGTATTGTATATCAACTTCATCAATCCAATGGTATTCTTTACTGGTGTTGGTTTGTTGAACTATGGTAACAAGACTAGTTTTAATAGTCAAAGTGCATTAGATAGAACAAACGTTGCACGACTAGTTAACTATGTACGTAGGCAATTGACATTGGCAGCAAGACCGTTCGTATTCGAACCGAATGATGCATTAACACGCAATAGTATTGCAGGTGTTGTTCAAACATTGATGATTGACTTAGTTGCTAAACGCGGTATCTATGATTACATTGTACAGTGTGATGAACAAAACAACACACCAGCAAGAATTGATAGAAACGAGTTATGGGTAGACGTTGCGATTGAGCCAGTAAAAGCGGCTGAATTCATCTATATCCCAGTACGTGTTTTAAACACAGGTGAGATAGCAGGACTATAAGCATAATTGATACCCCTATAGGGGTATCAATATTAAAGATAAATAAAGATACAGGAGATTAAAAAATGGCAACAGCCTCACAATCATTGTTCAACATGACCGTAGCGTCAGACAACGCTGGTGGAAACCAGGGCTTGTTGATGCCAAAACTACAATATCGTTTCAGAGTTAACTTTCTGAATTTCGGTACTGGAGCTACAATTGAGTTGACAAAGCAAGTAGTAGATATTAACAGACCACAAATCAGTTTTGAAGAAATTACATTACCGGTCTACAACTCAACGTTATATTTGGCAGGTAGACATAGTTGGACTGAATTGACAGTTAACGTTAGAGATGATGCTCAAGGTAGCGTTTCTAAGTTAGTTGGTCAACAAATTCAGAAACAACTAGATATGGTAGAACAAGCTTCAGCCGCAACTGGTCAAGATTATAAGTTTCAAACAAACATTGAAATCTTAGACGGTGGTAACGGTACTGCTGTTCCTCAAGTATTAGAAACTTGGGAATGTTATGGTTGCTATTTAAAGACAGCTAACTATGGTGCATTAAACTATGGATCAAATGAAGTAGCTACAATCGCATTGACTATTCGTTACGATAATGCTGTACAGTCTCCATTGACTTCAGGTGTTGGTACAAGTGTCGGTCGTATCTTAGGTGGCGCATCAGTTACTGGTATTGGCCAGACAAACGGCTAAGCTACTACTTTAAGTTTGTAATCCATGTCTGGATTTTTTCAAAACTTTGCAAAGGACGTTGCCGGAGGATTCTTCGGCAACGACTATGTACGTGATTACACTCACGCCGCAAAGACATTTCGTCCTAATGCGTTTCAATACGCTCCCAAATTCAAATTCTTATTTCATGTGTATTTTGAAATAAATCCTGCCGCATATTCAGTTGGATTATCTACCGGTACAAATTTTGGATTAGCAGTTAAAACAGTAAAGTTACCTTCATATAGTTTTGATACACATGTAATGAACCAATACAATCGTAAACGTATTATTCAAACAAAAATAAAATACGATCCTATTGATATTGCATTCCATGATGACAATGGAAACAGTATTCGTAATATGTGGTATAATTATTATACATACTATTACAAAGATGCTAATAAGCCCGTCATAACACCGTCCGGTCGTCAAACTATTACCGGTAATACACAATCAGCCAATGGTGGTGCAGATTATAATAGTAGAAATCTATATAACAACAGTATTGCAGGTGATGAAGATTGGGGTTATATTGGCGATACAGCTAATGCTTCACAAACTACATTAAATGCTACAATGGGTGTTGGTAAAATACCATTCTTTAAGAACATACAAATTTATGGTTTCAATCAACATAACTTTGTATTATATACATTAGTAAATCCTCTTATTACACGTTTTAGCCATGATACATATGACTATAGTACAGGCAACGGCACAATGACAAACACAATGTCAGTTGATTATGAAACGGTTAAGTATGCCGAAGGCGCATTAGATGGTAGAGCCCCAAGTAATACAGTACCTGGATTTGGTCTAGATGCTAATTATGATAGAACACTAAGCCCAATTGCAAGACTTGGTTCTAATGCAACTATTTTAGGTCAAGGCGGTTTAGTAGATAGCGTAGGTGGCGCAATGGAAGATTTAGCAAATGGTAATATTTTGGGTGCTATTAGAACTGCAGGTACTGCATATAATACATTTAAAAATACAAATATAAAACAAGTGGCAAAATCAGATATTAACGGGATTCTCAATCAAGCCGCACAACAAGCATTACCAGGTAGTGTCAGAACTACAACATATTATCCAGGATTTAGTGTATCTCCCGCAGGCATTGCAAGTGCCGGCAGTCCTACTCCTAATGTGTTAGCATTCCCTCAACAGATAGGTCCACGTAATGCTGGAACTGTCACAGGAATAGGACCTGGTCAAGGTTAAATGTATAAATACTTTTAGGAGATTTATACATGGCTAGAATACTTGACACACGAACTCAACTTGATTCAACAGTAAGAATATTTGATGACTTTTATGCATTTGACTTAGTTGTCAATGGTAATGAGTATGATATTGTCCATGGCTACTTTATATCAGTATGTGCTACTAAACAAATAGCAGAAAATTTTACAGCACATCTATTTAGAATTTCACAACAAACACAAATAGCAGTATTAGACTTGTTAAATTATATTAAAGGTCTAAACAATAAGTTAGAAATGAATACCGTTATAACATACTATCTTAACAGTTTTAAAAGTAAAACTGCATTGTATGGTATAGGTACTGTACCTCAACCCAATCAACCTGTCGCTAGAAATATAGTTCTGTAATGGCTAAGTATGCACAGGGTATATATACCCCAAAGAACCCAGCAAAATATATAGGTAAACATACGCCTAGATATCGCAGTGGTTGGGAACTTACATTTATGACATTCTGTGATACTAATAAAAGTGTATTGTATTGGGCTAGCGAATCATTCAGTGTTCCCTATCGTCACCCATTTACGGGTAAGCCAACAATATACATACCAGATTTCTTTGTAGTTTATCAAAACAAGTATGGTAAACAAATAGCAGAAGTAGTAGAAATAAAACCAAAAAAACAAAGCTTAATTGAAAGTAAAGTGGCTAGTGCTAAAGATAGAATGGTTGTAGCAATCAATCACGCTAAGTGGCAATCAGCTATGGCTTTCTGTAAACAACATGGCTATACGTTTAGAGTTATTACAGAAGATGACCTTTTTCATCAGGGTAAGGGAAGGTAAATAAATACTTTATGACCAAAAAATTAGAAGATTTATTCCAGCTTCCAGAAAACAATGATAGAGGTATCACCATTTCCCTGCCTGAAACTATGGAAGAAATCACAACTGATACAGCAGAAGCATTAGATAAAATTGAAGCCGCATTGCCACAGGTTAGAGGACTAGAAGCAAGCGATACTGAAATGGATGAACTTGCTAGATTAGCAACAGATAGTTATAAAGATTTAATGGACTTGGGTATGCAAGTAGATAGTCGTTTTGCTAGCGAAATCTTTAACAGTGCTAGTAGTTTCTTAGGACATGCTATTACATCAAAGACGGCTAAAATTAATAAGAAGCTTAAAATGCTCGATTTACAGCTAAAGAAAGCACAACTAGATCAAAAAACTGCGGGTAAAGAAGAAGAAATAAATGCTACTCCATTGGGTGAGGGCAAGAGTTTAGACCGTAATGAACTGCTTAAGATGTTGGCAACTAAAACAACAGATAAATGATAAATACAGAATACAGGAATAAGAAATGAAAAGCCTCAAACATTATATAACAGAAAGTGTACAT